GACTTGATAATTTTTAATGATTCTGCACTTTATTAAGAATCGGTAATCCTCGTCAGATAATCTGACAGAATCAGCTAACGGGTCTCTTAACCTGTACCATTGACCACCGCCATTAAACTTTTTGCTAAATCCAAGAGCATTTTTTGCATCTTTAAACCCAAAGAATTGTCTTAATGTATAACCATTAACAATTCTCGACTGCCCAACATGTTTCCCAACCAAATCTAATTGGTCGCCTGTTGCGGTTTCGATATTTAAAACATCTTGAAGTTGATATAAATCAATAAAGCATTGCGAGAATTCAACCTCTAACATTTTTACTGTTGACAGTGCTTTAGGCTTTCCTTGATACTGCCAGATAAGCAAATCTGAATAAGCCATTATTCCACCTCTATTGCGATGTCGCTTTCCATTATTCTCGCTAACTCTCTTGGTTGTAACGCCACGTTCTCGGCTTTTAATTGCTGTCCTTTTCGTGCGATTTTAAGCTCTTTAACCCAGAATCCACCTACTTGGTTAATTGGTGAATATAGGCGAGATAAAGAAACCGTTTGACCAATTTTGAAAATCTGATTAGCTAAGAGTTTTTTAATTTGGTTTTTATCAATTTCTGTAAAATCTTCATAGCGAACGCATCGCATTGATACTTGAATGTCAACCAATGAAACCTTGTCAAATCTAATTGGTCTCGTTTCTCCGTCCTTTTTAAGGTTTGTTAACGTGTTACCCTGTAACCCAACTCCAGCCCCTTTATTTTGATAGATTACATTAGCGATTTCCTCATCATTACCCCCGTAAACAATCACATCAATTGAGTGAGGTTCTACACCTAACGCATCACGTTGAGCGGTATTATTCTCAAGCACTCGAACCTGTTTTACATCTGGCAATGCTGCTATTTTCGCAGTGATTGCTTCTGCCGAATTCTGCGCATTCTTTGTTCGGCTGAATAAAAAACGTTCACGTAATTGCGTGTCGGTTTCTTCTTCTGCACCAACTTCTGCATTTTCAAAAGTGACCGCATTAGTTAGTCCAAGTGTCACCGTCTCAATGGTTAAGGTTGTGTTTTTAGCAAGGTTAAAACTGCCTAATTGCTCACTTCTAAAGTCTGCTCGGCCTGAACCGTTGCTATCTAATTGAATATCGGTTGTTAGCACCCAGCGAACCTTATTTTGGTCTGATACAACAATCCCAGCGTAAAGTTGAGTGTTAGGCTCGCCAGTTAGAATTACAGAGCGTAAATAGCTATAACTTGCTCCTCTTCGCATTAAACCTGCATAAGCTACTCGCTGTTCTAACCACGCTCCTGTTGCTACATCAGGATCTAACTGTCGATAAACATTCTCGGCAAGCTCCTCAATATCCATTTTAATCTGGGCTAAAATACCCACCATTTGACCGTCTGGCGTATTTGGCGATAGGTCAATATTCTGACCGTAGATTTGCTTAAATCCATCTTCAAAACGCTTTACGATGTCGTTTAAGCGTTCAATTTGGATGCCTGTTTCTGTTAGTGTTGCCATAATGCCCCTTATGAACGATAACTAGCGGAGTTTTCTGCTCCGTAAATGTCTTGGTAAGTGATGTCTATCACTAATTTTCGTGTATTTGGATCTAAATTCGACTCATAACTGGTAATCTTGGAAACTCCGTCAGTTTGTAAAACGTGTTTTTTAATCCTGATTTCCCAATCACCTAAATCCACATTTCGCCCCATTTGCTCTAACCATGGCAAACCGTGTTCCAAATCCAAAAACCAGTCATTCGTAAATGACCAGAGTCTAGTCTGAACATTTTGAGCAATGGCCTCTGACTCAATAGCGTAATTTGCGAAACCTTGCCCGAAAGTCCAGTCATGATTTTTATCCAATCGTCTAACTTTTACCGTCATTCTGGAACTCCTGTTTTACCGCCACTATCGCCTGCGTGTTTATGTGTTTTGCCTGAAATTCCACCAGCAGAAACATCGGTATCGCTTGAGATTAATCCTGTAGAACTGTGCGAGCCTGTTTGTGTGGTGTTGCCTTGATGCTCAATGTTTCCCTTGATTTGGATTGTGCCATTCTTTATGCGAATGTATGTTCCACCGTCCAATGTCTGCATTGAAAGCCCATCACCGAAAAAGCCTTTGATGGCTTTAGGAACAGAACAAACACCAGGAATGAACATCGCATCAGATAAATCGTGTAGCCTAAAGTCTAAAGGCGTTGAGGCGTTGCCATTTTGCCACCAACCATCTATGCAGCGTTCCGAGAATATCGCAATCCCCTCATCGCCTGCTTTTAATGGAAACGTAACAGCAAACCCACCACCTCTAGGAAAGCTAACTGGAACATCAACCAGTGGAGGAATATCCGCACCGTTACCGTCTGCCAGTTGCATTTTTACCTGAACAGCAAGCGTTACCGTCTGTTTGCTTGGATCAAAGCTCACAACCTTAGCAGGTAATGCGGTGTGTAGATTTAACTGATTTTGTTGGATTTGCTGGTCTGTTGCGGTTTCTGGTGTGGCTAATGATTGTTGATAGTTCATTTTTTCTTATCCTTGCTTTTTGTGTCGGATTTAGAATTGCTATTCTCACTCTCAACCTTTTGGAATTTACCACCGACCACTGTCATTTTGCTTTGCCAATCGCCACCTAACCCATCGCCTGAGTGAGCGAGTTTGATTACTTTGTACTCGCCGTTAAAGTATTCAATGATTGACTCAACTTTCACTAATCCACCAATTTGTAAGGCTGGATTTAATAGGCAGGTTATTTCTAATCCGTCATCGGTTTGCTCTGGTGCGTTAATCATTCCAGAGTCTTGCGAGATTAAAATAGCCTCATCGTTTAATACTTTATCTTTTGGCAAGAATATTAAAGAACCATCCTGAATTGACCAATCCGCACCGTTATTTCTTGCTACTTTGGTTAAAATATCTCGACTGTTGCCATTCAACACCCTACCTCGTGGCAATTTACGCTGATTAGGAATGTCCATTGCGCCAGCTTGCACTTTCGGCATTGTCTTTTGTATTTCTTCGACAATTTGCTTATCAGTCGCTCCAGCTTTAAGGGTTGTCTTAGCTCTTGACTGTGTATAGGCTACATGACCGTCAGAGCATTCAAGCGTTAAAACAAAGTCT